CTTTCTGAACAACTTGAAGGATTCCTCAAGGAAAAACGAGAGTCTACCGTCAAAGACGTCCTAGCAAAAAAGGGAGTAAACGCTAAGGCTGCACGCCTTATCTTGAAAGATGTAGAGGATGCCACTGAGGAGTCTATTGACTCTTGGCTCCGTGATAACGGAGATTTGATTGGCTATACCCCACAGGCTGAACAAGAAGAAGTGCAGAACAATCTTGCGACACTACGTCAGCAAGATGTTTTAACTCAAGGCGGTCTTACTCCAAGCAATGCAATAGACATTGAAGCCCGTATGAATAGTGCGGAGTCAATGGATGAACTCATCAATCTATTGCGAAATTCCTAATCGTTCATAGTCACTGGAGGTGACGCAAAAAAAATGGCTAACCAATATACGTCAACCGCGAGTACATCACTCGGCGGTTCCGTTGGTGGTGCTGGTCTAGTACAGAAGGCGTATGACCGTCTTCTAGAGTTTGCGCTACGTTCTGAACCACTTATTCGTTCAGTCGCAGACAAGCGCCCTGCTAAGCAGGCTTTTCCAGGTTCAACCGTAGTTCTACAGAAGTACGTTGACCTTGACCAAGCAACATCTACTCTTACTGAGACAACTGACCCAGATGCAGTTTCTCTCACAACACCTACAACTGTAACCATTACTCTTAACGAGTACGGTAATGCAGTTCTTGTAACCCGTGCTCTTGAGTTGTTCTCATTGGCAGACGTAGACCCAGCAATTGCAAACATCATTGCATACAACCTTGCTGATTCTATTGACGTCGTAGCAATGAACACACTCGGCGCAGGTTCAAACGTTCTATACGGAGGTGCTCGTACATCTACAGCAACTCTTACCGCTTCTGACACAATTGACTCTGCAGACATCCGCAAGGCAGTTGCTAAGTTGCGTTCAAACAAGGCTAAGGCTCGCCGTGGTTCCTTGTACTGGACAGGTATTCACCCAGAAGTTTCACACGACCTTCGTGCAGAAACTGGAAATATGGGCTGGAACTTCGTTCACGCTAATACTTCACCATCTGTTGACAAGATTTGGGCAGGCGAAATCGGAGATTACGAAGGTGCATTCTTCGTTGAGTCTTCACGTCTTGCTAACTCTAAGTCAGGTGCAGACCAGACCGCTCTTGCTACAACCGCTGTAACCGTTGCTGGTACATCAGCAGGCTTCACCTTCGGTGTTGCTTCATCTTCCGTTATTGCTTCACGCGCTGAAGTTGGCGACAAGATTGCTGGAACTGGTATTGCTTCTGGTGCAAAGATTACTGACATCAGCACAACTGGTTCAACAACCACAATTACTGTAAATACAGCAAACACTGCTGCAGTTACTGCAACAACAACTGTAACTGTAACTCCAGTAACCCGTGTCTTTGACACAATCGTCTGCGGACAGCAAGCACTTGCTGAGGCTGTTGCAGAAGAACCACACATCGTTATCGGTAACGTAACTGACAAGTTGATGCGCTTCCGCCCAATGGGCTGGTACGGCGTACTCGGCTTTGCCATCTATCGTGACGAAGCGTTGTATCGTATTGAAACTGGTTCATCAATCGCTGCTAAGTAGTTGATTGACTCTGCAGGGCAGACATATTTGAAAAGTCTGCCCTTCGGGGTGAGTTCACTAAGGAGGACTTATGACTGAATGGCTATTTAAAACACCTACAGTGCAAGAAGGTCCTGCAGGTGGTGCCCGTTTATTTTATTTTTACAGAATAGACCGTGGCATTACTATCGTTAGAGATACAGATGGGGACTATATTCAGATTAGATACCCACAGGATTCTGATTTATTAAACTATCCTGTTGTATACCGAGGTGGCTACAACTACACGGTAGATGATGCTACTAAAGCAGCACTTATTGCTGGTGATGTTGGTGTCACAGAAAGTAACTTTACTGCTCTATGAAACACTGGGAATACCATCCTGAGTATGTAGACGGCTGCTTTGGATGCAAGGGGATGAGCGTTCAAATGAACGCAGGAGATGCTGATAGTCGTAAGTTTATGACTAACAAAGCATTTAACAAAGAATTGGATGCTTATAAAGAGGCTAGAGCACAAGGTATCCAACCTGCTGGAACTACGATGAGTAAAATCCAGGAGGCAGTACAGGCTAGTGAAACATTAGGTAGAGCATATGACTCTAGCAAAATGCCAGCAGCCAAAACAATCAACAGTAAATCGGCAGCAATAATGAAAGAACTAGGAGTATAGATATGCCAAAGGTAGGAAAGAAGAAGTTCCCATATACAGCCAAGGGTAAGAAGGCTGCTAAAGCCTATGCAATGGGTGAGAAGATGGAATCTAAAAAAGAAAAAATGATGGAAGCCAAAAAGGGTATGAAGAAAATGGCTGCCAAGAAGATGAAAAAGAAGTAATTATGCCGATGGAAAATATGAAGGTTCCTCATACGTATCGTTCAGAATGGCTACAATCTCCGTATTCAACGGCAGAAAACTATATGCCATATGAAGAATACTATGCCCTTCGTGTAAGAACAGAGCCTAATCAAAGTTATCTAAGGGCAAAGGCTGCTAATAAAAATGCTAACAAAATGTTAGCAGAAAGTAAGAAAGCAGTTAAAAGGAGTACCAAGTAATGAAAACAAAAAAAGGAATGGGCTTCAAAGCAGCCCAATCACAAATTGCCAAAAAGCAGGGTATCTCCAAGGAACGTGCAGGAGCAATCCTTGCGGCTGGTGCTCGGAAAGCCTCAGCAGCAGCCAAGAAAAAGAACCCAAACCTTAAGAAGGTTAAGGGTGCTATGAAAAAAGGTAAAAAATAATGGCTAATAAAACACCTAAATATTCATCAGATGGTAAACCATTAAATGAAGCAGCCCGTAAAGCAATGAATACTGCAATTAAAAATTCAGCCCGAGGAACACAAGATAGACTTAATACTCTAAGTGGTAAAACTCGTATTGGAAATTTAGCCCGCGGTGGTGCTGGTGGCGGTTTCTTAGAGAACTTAAAGTAATGTCTTCAGGTAAATATAAACCGCACCGCGGATTTAATTCTGTTCAGATTAAGAATGGTCTAGTGGTGCGGTTAAACAAGAATGGCACAGTAAGAGCAGTGCTAGGAAAGTATGGGGAATATGGCAAGCAAAGCGGACCCAAGGCTTAAGAGGGCTGGGGTATCTGGGTTTAATAAACCTAAGAGAACACCTAACCACCCTAAGAAGTCACATATTGTTGTGGCTAAAGAGGGCAGCCAAGTAAAGACTATTCGTTTTGGTGAACAGGGTGCTAAGACTGCTGGCAAACCAAAGGCTGGAGAGTCTGACAGAATGAAAAAGAAACGTGCATCTTTTAAAGCACGCCATAGCAAGAACATTGCCAAGGGGAAAATGTCTGCTGCTTACTGGGCTGACAAGGTGAAATGGTGAAGAAGGCTAAGAAGAAAACTAAGTCTAAAGTTAACGAGGCTGGTAACTACACTAAACCTGAAATGCGTAAAGCATTGTTTAAGAAGATTAAGGCTGGTTCTAAGGGCGGAGACCCAGGAGAATGGTCAGCACGCAAGGCACAACTACTTGCTGTTGAGTATAAGAAAAAAGGCGGAGGGTATAAGTAATGGCGCTGGCTAAGTCTCAGAAGTCATTAAAGAACTGGACCAAGCAGAAGTGGACAACTTCTGATGGTAAACCCTCTAAAGGCAAGAAAAGATATTTACCGAAAGAAGCCTGGGCAAATCTTAGCGCTGCTGAAAAGGCTGCTACAAATAAAGCAAAGGCTGCTGGTAACAAAAAAGGAAAACAGTTTGTTAAGCAACCCAAGTCAATTGCAAAGAAAACTGCGAGGTATAGATAACAATGGCAACAGGCACAGCAGGTAGTACATTTACTAGCGAACTTAATAGGTTGGCTAATGGTGGGACATATCCAGCACTAACGGCATATCAGGCACCAGTTGCTGCTGCTAATGACTATGCCAATACAACAGGACTTGCTTTGCTTGGTGCACTTAATAAGAAGGCTGATGCCAATAGACAACCCGATGACTATAAAGGTTTAGGCGCAGTCTGTAATGAACTTGCTGGGACTACTGACCTTTCACCGACTGATGCTTTAAGGAGCATAAACCTATGACATATACCTTGGCTCAGATGATGGATGAAGTCCAGATAAATCTATCTGGCTATA